GTTCCGACGTCCCAATCGAAAGATGTCAAATATGTTTCATGTTGAGCAATATTGAGAACTGCCATCTCATCTGTTGATTCAAGACCTACAGTACATGGATCAATTGTAAGTTCTTGTTTTGGGTCAACAGTTAGTTTGTCAACTTGCTCGGTTCCAACTGTTGTAGCTAGTGAATTTCGATTTACAATCCGCACGGAATGTGAATCGATTTCTGCTGGCTTAGAGTATCCAAATAAAGCGGCTATTGCACTTGTAGCAGTAGCACCAATTTGGGTTGCCATAGCAAAAGGACCAATTATAGGGACATTGGCCAGTCTTGATGCTATGTTAGCAACAACAGTTGCCGGACGAGATATGGCACCCCTACCATACTCGTCAGCCTGAGGTGCAATTGCACCAGGCTCGGTTTGCGTCGGAATAGCAAACCTTACGGCCTCGGCCCATGCGAAGACATTGATTGTTACCGTATCTGAGGCTCCAAGTGCATGTTTCAACCCCTGAAGGGTAGAAATCTTTAGTGAACCCATTAAGTTCCAATCTTCTCCTGGAATATCTAGAAGATTTTTATTCCAGAAAAATGGCAAAACCATTTCTCCACCTTGAGAATTGGTTGGGTCGAGCATAATATGAGGACGTTGTGTATCTCCCACATTATCTACATCGTAAAAAGAACGAGTAACCGACATTTCGTCAAGTGTAGGTAACGGGTAATAAGAGACTAGAAGCCTCCCATAATGAAAAGAATTCCCATTAATTAACACTTTGACGTGTAACTTCGCTTGCAAAAGTTTATAATTCGCAATCCTATTAATAACACGAGGATTGGAAAAATAAAGATTCCAGGGGTTAAAAACTTCGGACAAAGTTGTTCCAACACCCCAATCATAAGATGCAATACGAAGGGGACGACTGAAAAATTCATCTAATGTTGCATCGGATGCCAATGGCGCTGACCGAACTTCATCAAATGCACCCAGAATATCAGTCTTGTATCCTGGATGTGTATCATTGAATGATACATTTTGGGACTTTGTATTATCGGATCCCGGGCCGACTTGCAGCTCCTCTGCTTGAGGTTGGATATGCGTGTGAGTATCACAATCACTATCTTTCCGTGATCTATAATCTGTGATAAGTGCACACCAGATATAAACAATACCTGAAGCGAGAAGTCCCCATATTCCATAAGTCTTTGTGTCAGGGGAAACACATAGACTATGAGCCTTTAAGGTGCTCATATCACCTTGTTCACTTGATTGACTTCGACACTGTGAACCGCGTCCAAAATTTGTTACAGGAATTTATATATTTATATGTAATGTATTATACATATGTGAATATTAGACACAAATTTTGTTTGCCGTATCTCCTCAATACATCTAGATATCTATACGGACTTCGAGCTATATTTTTCCAGCCAATGATCAACCCGCTCTTGAAAGCTGATATTTACGGCTGGGACAGGAAGATTGGCACGTTCACAAACACGACGCATTTGTTGCTGACGCATTGTGTATACCTCTCTTCCATGTGCGAACCACTCGTGCATGGCCGTCTCTATACAACTTGACGACACCTGCTCAGGTAATTCAGTTTTGGATTGGATATTAGCGTGAAGTGATTTAAAAATGGAGTCTTCACACAATTTACCAATCGAACAACCAATTTCTGGTATGAAATTAGATTGTCGTTTTAGGAAGTCAGCATCTTCGGATTGCATGAATGCTACTTCCTCGTCACTCTTATCAGGTAGAGTGATTTTAATGTCATGCTCAGCTAAAAAAGCTTTATAGGAAATGAAATTAAACCCGCTATACTCTGGTTTAATGCTTCCTGTGAAATCATCACCATAAGTCATAGCACTCACATTATCTCGAAAATTTTCAGCGTTGGGATATGCATCGAAAAATCCAAGACGTACATAAAGTGATCCGACTGTTCCATTGATATTCACAGTAATATTATTACCAGAAGTATTAATATTAAAAAGATGAAGCATTGTACCATTATAATCAACCAAAGGGTGGACTAAATCTACGACCATATTACGCATAATCTTAAGGTCTTGTTTATTATACCCTCCAATCTCGGCTAATTCTATAAAGCAACATAAAGCTGCTCGAGTTAATTGAGAATTCATCCTTACATCATATTTAGAATAATCCCATGCTAAAACCTCATTTGATTCAGCATATTTATGTGCATGATTCATTAATTCCTCCCATTGGTTTGAGAAGGCATTAACACCAACAGCACTTTCCGATTCTAACGGATGTAAACTCAAAAAACGAGCAATTGGTAAAAAATATTTCCGAATAAATAAACCAAAAGCTACGGGTGCAGCTTGGAAAACCCGTACTTTCTCCTTACCAATAGGTGTGGGTTCATCTTTAAGTGTAGCTGACATAACGGGATAGGCACGCTCGCCTTTATCCCAACTCTCATATAACCTCCCCATCTCTGCTCTCACAGATTCATCAGGCTTACGAGAAATCAACATTTCTCCGTCTCGTACTTCATTGAAATGTTTACTTTTTTGACCAAATACGGGAAAACCCATACTGGTCGTCATAGGAATAGGATCTATAAACCTTTTCCCTGGAATACCAAGCACCATCTCCTCATCATTAAGTGGACGAAAGTCTTCACTTCGCACATGCTGAACCATCAGAGGAATAAGAGGTTCCAACCAATCTTTCCGTGCTCTTTCGAGTTTGGAAGGAAGAAACATATCAGAAGGGTTTGCTATGTGTACTAGAGTTGCATTGAATCCTTTCCAGTTTGGAATACATGGAGGAGGACCCCATTTATTTGGAACACCACATTCCTCAGTTACGATCTCTGAGATAATAGAAGTTTGGACATTACTACGCATTTGACTACGCAATTTAGTACTACCCAGAACTTCTACATAATTGGAAGCATTAAGTTTTGACGCCATACAGTGTGGATGAACTTCAGTTTTGTCAATGAGTTTAACACCATACTGTTCCTTGGGAATGTCGACTGCATTTGCTGATAGAATAACACCAGGAATTTTGTCCAATGAATCAATCAAATGTTGTGCTTCACTCTGTGTTACAGTTTGCATCACTCCAGTGTTAGTAGAAGTATCACCACCGATATGGAAACCTACAATTGCTGGGCTTTTAGCTTGCAAAATAAGCATACCCATGCAAGCTCCATTTTGCGCAAGGCGAGTTTTGTAAGTTCCTCCATAAAAATCAGCATTCCTATGACCAACTGCTCCATGCGTTACAGCCACTTTATCTTGGAGAAATTCTCCCTCCTTGCGTACAATAATATTGCATTGGGATATTCCTTTCGGTTTAGACAAAGGTAGCATGTACACGCGATTCTTAAGGTCGGGGCAATTTGGCACATATACGCTTACCAAATCATGCTTGTCGCTCACTACACTTGAACTGAGTTCACACTTGAATTTGAACGTATCTCCGGCTTTGTTCTCACCTCTATGTACAGTAACTGTAAGGTAACTAGAAGCTATTCTTTTAGGATCAAATCCAGGATAAAACACATGCTTTGGAAAGAAAGCAACGCTTTTACGTGGGAAGAAAATATTACATCGAGACGTTGTTCCATCATCTCGCTGAAATTCAGCCCAAAACAAATTATTCTTTCTAAAACATTCAGTTAATTGTTGTGGCGTTGAATGTTTCATAACAGGAGAAGTTTGAACTGTTGCACTTAGTCTTTTCATCATAAAACCAAACCAAGAAGGTTGACCATCAACATCAGTAATACCAGCAGGAGTGAGACTTTCCTTGGCTGCAATACGTTGGGTATTCCACATTTGAAATAGTTTTAAACCAACGATAAGAGTTGTGGCCGCAAAAGCTCCTTTGAGTACTGTACTGTCTCTTACCGATTTGGCGAAGACAGGCAATGCATCACGCCGGGAAACGTACTCACTTTCATAGTATTGAATACGGGCACGATAATTGGACCAGTAGAACATACCAAGCCCCCATTGCGTGCCTAAACATAGAGCAAAGCTACCTATTGAGCGCTTAGCAAGACATACACCCAACATTCCGGTACCAATAATAGTAAAGAAACGTGATTGACGGCGAAGATCATATGCCGCTGCACTTCTTTGCCACATTGTTACTGAACGCTGGAAAAGAGATGTTTTAAATAACCATTCAGGCGTAATGGAAACGAGAAAAGGTGTTGCAGTACCGTTAATAACATGTGTCATCTCTTTTTGCAATTGGTGTGTTGCCATTTTTCGCACGGGTGAATACCCTAAAAGAGAATTTAAGAAATTGACAGGTGCTAACCATCCGTCAATATATTTCTTAACAGATCGGTAGGCAGATGAAACTAATG